AACGCTTTATTCGTACGGTAAATTTAGTAGCGTGTTTAACGTGGGTTGGGTACGGATATGTAATCAATAACAATCCAACCATTATAGTAAACATATTAGTTTGTTTAGTACACGTATATTGGTTTATTAAGCGCTATTATAGAATAAATAAATTGCGCCGGAAATAACATATTTTTTTGTTAGCACATAGTGTAGTGGAGTATAATAGGTAGCGCAATATCCACACGAATCTAACGTGATTTGTGTATTATTTTTTTGTAGTGAACGGTGGAATAATATTTTGTTAGTAGGGAATGTGGTTAGTTGAACGACTAATTAGTTGAACAACTAAGCGTGTCGTATGTGGAATGGGAATGGATGGTAGTGTGGTTGTGTTTTTGTGTCATCCAATTTTTTTCCCACCCCTCCTACCATTTTTATAACTATTTTGTATATATTTTTTTGTTAGTAGAATAGTCCACACGAGGGTGACATGTTCGTATATAAAGGGTCGCATCCCTAGTAGAATAGCCCACTTAGTTAAATGACTAAGCGTGATGCTGAGTCAAATGACGAAGCACCGTTTAAACGTGTTAAACAGTGGTTAGTCAAATGACGAAGCGCTGCAAAAACAAAATTTGTTTCCAAAAAGTGTCTTAATTATATTTACGATGTAAAAAATAAAACAAACATATGCAATTATTTCAAATTTTAGGCTCAGCCGCATTATTAGTAGTAGGTGGATATTTCGCTTACACAGCACTTTCAAATCGTTATTTCGAGACGGTGGTTGATCGCCGTGGCGTAACTCGTAAACGTGATATCCGTAACGGACGATTTGTGAAGGCAAATTAAGAGTACATGGTGATTGAAGCTTTAAGGTGAAGCGCTGGTTTGTGGAGCCAGAGAAAATGGATCGTTACCATTCTATCACACTATATTGTTTATTAGTTAATTATTACAGATGCATAAGAGGAGGACGTTGTCCTCCATCTTTGTCCTTACTACATTTACACTGTACTTAAAACAAACGAACATGAATAAAATAGTATACATAGTGATGAAGGAGCAATATGGGAACTCATTTCCCTGGGCCGCGTTTGATTCAAAGGAAAAGGCAGTAGCCGAGGTGAGACAATTATTCCCAAAGGAGGAATATGAGTTGAGTGATTTTACTATTGAATTGATGATTACTGAAATGGTGATTGAATAAACTTTCCAGATTATCATTACCATGTAATAAATAATTAACTAAACAAACAAAATATGTCAGCGACAATTCACAACCCAGGAATCAAGAACAACAATTCAACTGTAATACCGTTCAGAAAGTTAAACGGTGACATGTATATTAGATTCGATTACTGTACTTCACGTCATGAAGAATTCATTACAATCAACAATGTAGTGTATTACAAGATGAAGACAGTTAAGAAACATACGAAACGCAGAGTTAAAAAAGCGCCTATAATGATTAGATAGGTGCGTGTGTCCTGATTAACTTTACCTTGTACATAAAAACAAACAAACATGCTTAACATTCAGAAGTGTATCGAATTCAAAAAATTACAGTGGGATATCAATTCAGACATTGATCAGATCGGTTACACAACCATTACTAAGGCGGATCGCTTAGATGAGATGGTGGATAATCTAACACCGGAGGAAGTAAAGTACATAGCCGAATGGGCTGATTAGGGATTAATCAGTTTCCAGATTATATTTACATCATAATAAATAATTAACTAACTAAATAAAAAGACATGTTGACAAAACAATCAAGACAATTCGAACAGTGGGCTGATGACAAAGATCGTTTAGCTAAGATCGCAGCCGAGAAACAGGTTAAAACCAAGAAAAACAGTGCATCATTGCTTCTAAAATTAGGTGTAACGCTAGTAGTAATTGCATGTTACGGATTCCTATATAATCAAGACACCGATTGGGTAATCGTTCTAGTGTTCGGATCAATAGTAACAGCATATGGAGCTGTTAATTTAAAAGATTAGGTTCCAATAGGTTTCCAAGTTACATTTACATCATAATAAAACATATAACTAACAAATAAACAAAAACAAGATGAAAAATCAAGAAAACAAAACAGCACAATTAGGTCGTCCAGTAAACGAGAATTCAGCACGTCAAATCCGTTTGAAAGAAATTCAAGCAAAGCGTGAAGCAGGTTTAATCAAGCGTGGTCGTCCATCAGTTCCAGGTTCAATGAATGCTATTAAAAGCGAAATGCGATTAATGAAGCAAGCATTAGGTCTAGATATTAAGCGTGGTCGTCCAGTTAATCCAGAAAGCGCTCGTGCAAAGCGAATCGCTGATTTAGAAGCTCGTCGTGCAAACGGGACATTAAAGTTAGGACGTCCTAAAGCGATTGTAGTTGAAGTGCCTACTAAGGCTAAGACCAAGGTTAAATCAAAGGTAGTGGCTGAATAGCCATTACCAATTCAATCCGTCTAAGTAACTAACATTAACTAATATAACACATGACCAAATTGACAAATCCCAAATCACGTGCGTATAAGCAGGTAGTATTCAGTTCTATACACCGTATTGCAAAATACCAAATCGAGTCACACGTTCATGCCTATCATATGGATGATGCTGGTAATGTAACGTATTACACCAAAGTTCGATAATTCACCCAATTATATATTTCCTTCCGCACGGAGCCGCATGTCACAAAAAGACGTGCGGCTTCCCGTGTATCACAAAAATATCGCGCTTATCAAAAAAATCTAAAAGGAGACGGACGCTAGCGGGTCGACCGCGGCTCGTGCGCGGGTTGATCCCACGATGGCCGCGGTCCCTACGCGCGGCGGGTAGGCGCGTGTCTTAACCCCACGCACTCTCAACACGTACACAACTTTACACCCCGCGCCTCGTATATACAAATATAACCAATAAGTCAAATAACGTTTCAACAGTTTGAACGTAATAAGGAAATATCAAATTCCAAAATAACCCTTTTGGGATAAAAATCCGAGATTTCAAATTTTAACCTCTACAAAATTTTTGGTAAACCTAATTGTATATACGAAATGTCCTTATCACATTCCCAGGTTATGAAAAATAAATAAACATAAAATGGAAAATTTAACAGGTAAGGACACATCAGAATTTTACGAGATGAACGCTCAACAAGTACGAGATAACGTTCGATCAGCTAGAGGTTACGATTTTGTCGACGATGGAAATAATGCGTGGAATGTGCGCTATTTTAAGAAAAAATATGGTTCTAAAAAATCACCATTTACTACGGGTCACATCTATATTCTACAAAATACGTCGGTACCCGGTATTTTTAAGATTGGATTTACTGAGCGTTCGGTTACCGACCGTTTAAATGAGATTAATTCTGCTACGGGTGTTATTACACCATGGCAAGTACGTGATTTTTGGTTTACCCAGAATCCTTATGTAGCCGAACAAGAAATCCATGATTTACTTTCAGATTATAGAGTAGAGGATAATCGCGAAGGTTTTGCGGTAAATTTTAATGTTGCGCGTGACGTGATTTTTAAAGTTTTAGGCATACCTAACGAGGATCTCGCGTAAATTATCAATTTATATATTTATTATTAAACAAATAAAATTTTAATATGGCAACATATCTATTTAAAGATGCTAATAAAGCAGCTTTTGTAAACGGTGTAAATACTTTATTTAAAGATAATGGTTTGGATCGTGAAATTTCTTCAACCGATTTACTAGACGCAATGCCTGGAAAGGCTCAATTTACATTTTTTATTACGGATGATCCACAAGAGGATGATATTTTAAAAAATGCTGAGGAAAACAAGTATTTTTCATTTCCATTTAGAGCAATTGATTTGCAAGAAATGATTAAGGAATCTAAAAAATTATTAAAGAAATCCAAGAAGTAATTTGGCACCAAAACTGTCCCACGTATATTTAAACGTTGGGGTAGTTTGAAACCCAAACGATTAGAAAATAAACGCAAAACGTTGCAAACGTTTGCAAACATTAACCAAACGCGTATATACGTATAAATGTATTAGAATATGAGGTATAAGGAACAAGTTTTAAATAAAATAAATCAATTAGAAAATCTAAACCGTACATTGGATTTTCAACTTTCACGAGGTGAGAGTTCTGACTCGTTATTACAAACATTAAGTGATATGAAGGAAAAAATTGAGGATTTACGCTCAACTGTTTCTTTAGAACATGATGAGTTTTCATCATACGTTTAATTAAAATAAAATAGGTTATGTTAAATGAAGAACAATTGCTAGAAAACTGGCAACAATTTTTAGGTTATATTGAACAATATATTATTGGTGATCGTCAAAAACGGTTAATTGATTTTTATAATAAATATGAAGAACGCTTTATATTATTACCTGCATCACATAAACCGCAATATCACAATTGTTTCCCTGGAGGGTATATCGAACATGTTAATCGTGTGGTATCAGCTAGTTTGGAGATAGATTCGATTTGGAGAAAATTTGATGTTAAACCTACATATACTACTGAAGAGGTAGTATTTTCTGCTTTAAATCATGATTTAGGTAAATTTGGTACATTAGAACACGAAGCTGTTTTACCAAATCCGTCTGAATGGCATGTTAAGAATAGAGGTGAGATATATACTTTTAATACTCAAATGGATTACATGACCGTTCCAGACCGAGGTTTGTGGTTATTATCTCAAATTGGTGTTGAAGTTTCTAAAAATGAATGGTTAGCTATTAAGTTACACGATGGTTTATATGATGAATCTAATAAATCTTATTTACTGTCGTGGGGCCCAGAAACCAAATTACGTACATCATTACCATTCATCATCCACCAGGCTGATTTATTAGCAGCACGTATTGAATTCGAACGTGAGTGGTTAGATAAATTAAACGGAACCCCGGTTGAACAACCAAAACAAACAATTTCTCAACCAAATAAAAAACCAGTACAAATAAATGTCCCTGAAAATTCCAATTTAAAGGACATTATGAATACATTTTTTGATTGATATGGAAATTATATTATATACTTTAATTACATTAATTATAGCCGTATCATATGCGTGCTATAATTTATTTTTAAAAACAGAACAATTAGAAAAAATTGTTGATCAACAAAATCAATATATTACTAATATTTCTGAACTTATAGAATTATCAAATAAAAAAATAGGGGAGTCTGAAGTTGCACAAGCATTTAAAGCAGATGATGATATTGGTTTTTTCTTTGAGACATTACAAGAAATTCAAACACAATTGAATTCTTTCAAAACTCGAAACAATTAATATGGATTTAATATCCCCTCCAGAAGAAGAGGTACTTTTAACTAAAAAAGGAACAATACGTAAACGTAAACCTAAAAAATCAATTCTATATTTTACTTCAGATACTGAAGAAGCAATTATAGAATATTTAGCCTCTAAAGATCAAGATAATCGTAATCATATATTTGATCAACGCATTGATTATGCTTTTCATAAATTAGCAGAAAATATCATTCATACATTTAAGTTTTATTATACTGATGTTGATACTATTAATGAGTTAAAACATGAGGTAGTAGCTTTTCTTTTAGAAAAACTTCATTTATATGATCAATCTAAAGGTAAAGCATATTCTTATTTCGGAACTATTGCTAAACGTTATTTGATTATTTATAATGAAAAAAATTATAAAAAAATAAAAGGTAAAGGTACTTTAGAAGAAGTAGATGAAGATAAAGTTATTGTTGAAGATTTAGTTCGTGAGTCTAATAATGATGCTGATTTGAATGATTTTATTTCCTATTTTGTTCGCTATATGGATACTTATCTTGAAAAATATTTCCCAAGAATCCAAGATCAAAAAACAGCAGATGTAATTTTAGAACTATTTCGCAAACGTGAGAATTTAGAAATATTTAATAAAAAGGCTATTTACATTTATATTCGTGAGATGATTGATGTTGATACTTTTCAAATAACTAAAGTAATAAAAGTATTAAAGAAAGTATATTATAACTTATATAACGAATACTACGAAACAGGGTTTGTAAAAATCTAAAAAAATATATTTATAATAAATAAATATTATGGATTTTGAACAAAAAATATTCGGTCAGAAATCATTTTCTGATCTTTTAAAGAATATATACGATAATTCTCGAGAAAAGGAAAAACAAATAAAAGATTTAATTACAAGTCTTAAACCATTAGTAACTGATACTCAATCGGCTCTAATGGTTGTTCCGTTGATTAAAGAGTATCTTGATGTATCTGTTAAAAATGATGATTCATTAATTAAGATGGCTGGAATTGTACAACGTGCTATGAATAATAGTGGTGGTGGTTCTGATGATTTTTTAAGTGAAGCTGAACTAGACCAAATTAGAGGTGAAGTCCAAAAAATTGGTGATAGTATAAATAAACCAATAGAAAATAAAATAAATGAGGACAGCAAGAGCTAGTATTGGAGGTAGTTTAAGTAATCAACTAGGAGGTACTTCAATTTCTAATAATTCTTTATATTCAGTTGGTAAAGTCTTTGCTGTAATTATGGATGAAAATACTCCTGGTAAGGAAGTATTTCAAAAATATGGAGAGTGGGGAGGAGTTGGTACTATATTTTATCTAGATTATCCAACTAATAAAAATACATCAAATGTTAGGCTCATAGATTGTAAAGTAGCTAAAAATTTTTTCCCAAATCAAAAACATATTCCTTTACGAGAAGAATTAGTATTATTATTTGACCTTCCATCTCCTGATACCCAAGATAATCAATATAAAAATGAAAAATATTATATCAGTGTAATTAATCTATGGAATAATAATCACCATAATTCCCAACCAGCTAATAATTTAACTAATGATATTAAATTGGGGGGTACATTTACTGAAAATTCAAATATAAATCCACTACTTCCTTTTGAAGGAGATACTATATTTGAAGGTAGAAATGGAAATTCTTTACGTTTTTCAAGTACAACAAAATATAATACAAATGAGAATTTTTGGAGTATTACTGGGGGTAATGGTGATCCTATAACATTAATTACAAATGGTCATGATTTTCAACCTGATTCTCTTAAACCGTATGTAGAAGATCCTAATATAGATAAATCATCTATATATCTTACATCAACTCAAAAAATTCCCTTAAGGATTAGAACCTTAAAGTCAAATAAGTTATTTAATCCTATATCCCCTGAATTATATATTAATTCCCAAGTTATATTATCTGGGGATAGAGTAGTATTAAATGCAAAAAATGATGAAATATTATTATATGCTAATGGAATTGGTTTATCTTCATCTAATACTATTTATTTAAACTCTTCAAAAGATATATTATTAGAAGCTCCTAAAATTATTCTAGGATTAGACCCACTAGGTAATATAGCAGTTGAACCTTTATTAAAAGGTAATGAAACTGTAAAATTATTATCACATATAATTAAAGAATTAAAAAATCTATCAACTGCATTATCATCAGTAGTTTCAACCCCTCCAGGAACTCCATTAATATCTGTTAATAAAGCTGGATTATCATTAATAACATCGTTAAATTATATAACAGCAGAAACACAGGATTTACAAACTTTATTATCTTCTAAATCATACACTATATGATACTTGATAAATTAATTCCTAAAAAAGAAGATGTTAAAGGATTAGCTAATGGAACTAAAGAAAATTTAGTTAGTAATGCTAAACGTTATTTAGATTTAAAAAACGGTCCGTTAAAGGAAAGCTTTGAATTAGCAAAAACAGCAGCAATAGCAAAACTAATATCTGAATCAAAAGATTTAGGTAATAAAATATTAGATGTTGAAGTACGAGCAAGAAAAGCCGCATCTAAAGTTAATAAAGATAAATCTTTAACTGAATTTGAAAAAGGAATTAAAATCCAACTAATAGAAAATTCTCGTACTGACGAATTAAAAATTTTAGGTGATAATTTAAATATTAAACGTTTAGAATTACAAAACCAACCTAAAGCATATTTAAATCAATTAAAAACAAACTATTTAACTAAAAAACGACTTCTTTTAGATAAATCGGAAGCTGCTAAAAATTTTGTAAAATTTGGCAATAAACCAAAAGTTAATCCAACTTCTATAATTTTAGCATTAGGTGCGGTATCTAATTTTATTATAGCTAATACTACTATAAGTAATAAAAAAATTGAAAATTTAGTAGATAGAGTTAATGATTTTATTCGTAACATCCAAAATGAAGGTGATATCACAAAAGCAAGATTATTAGTAAGTAATGCTAAAACAATTATAGGACAAAATAGAGAACGATTAAAAAAAATTAAACAGATTGTGGATGTGGTTCAATTACTACTTCCTATACTTGATGTAATCTTAGCATTATTTAAAATAAATCCAATTCCTACTACTTTTGCTACTGTAGGTATTACTACGTTAGCGGCTAATAAAGATAAAAAATTAGAAGATATTAAATTAGCACTAGTAGTTTTACTAGGAATTATATCTCAGATTTTAGCAGAATTACTTAGAGATTTAGATTATCAAGAGAGTAGATTACTACCTATAGATGATTTATTAACTAATAATCCTGAATCTCTTCTACCTGAATCAGATACTGGTCCTAATCCATCTACAAGTAATCCATCTGATTCTTTAAGTAGTAGTAATAATAGTGCTGAAGATAGATTTAATGCGAAAAATTCTTTAGATCCTGTAGAAGATTTATTAGATCAATATAGTAGTAAAGAAATATTAGGTAATGGGTTGGGTTATTTAGAAGGATACGATTATAAAGGATTTAGATTTTTTGTACGTGAAGAAGTTAATTCTAGATTTATAGTAAAGGGTAATAAACGTAGATATATGATAGCTAAAAATAGATTAGATCAAGAAGTATTACAAAGTTCGTACTCGTTTACTTTAGAACCTGATGTATTAGCTGAAGAATTAAAATTATTAATAGACCAAAAGGGTCTCGTAGCTTAATATTTATAACCATGAAAGTAGACGTATTTAAAAAACTTATCAAAGAAGCTGTTCGTGAAGTTCTAAGAGAAGAACTATCACAAGTTAAACCTACTCCCATACAAGAAAATAGAACTATGAGTTTCACTACTCAGGATGTTGATATGGTAGCATATAGACAAAATTTAGCAGCTTCTATAGGATTAACAACTCCTCATCAACAATCTTATTCTAAACCCCAATCTCCATCAACCGGAAATCCATATTTAGATATTATAGCTGAAACAGCATCTACTATGACTCCTCAAGATTTAGCAGCAATGAGACAATATAACGAATAAATATGCCAATACCTCAAGTAATAAAAATAGATCCTAGAGATTTAGATAAGAATATATCTATAGGTATAGCTTTACCTTTTAATGCTGGGGGAGTATTTCCTAAAACTTATTCAACTAAAGAACAAATTAAATCTAATTTAATTAATCTTTTATTAACATATAAAGGAGAAAGAATTGAAAATCCTGAATTTGGAGCTGATTTACCTAGATTATTATTTGAACCTATAAGTGATAATACTTTTTATAAGATAGAAAATCAAATATTAACTAATGTAGGTATTTATATTCCTGAAATTACTATTATTAATATAGAAATTAATCCTGATACTGATAATAATTCAATTTTAATAAAAATAGATTACAAATTAAATATTTCAGGACAACAGGATAATATTATAATCGAATTACAATGATAAATGAGGATAAAAATATTAAATATGTAAATAAAACTTTTAGTGATTTTAAACTATCACTTCAAGAATTTGCAAAAAGTTATTTTCCTACAATATATAATGACTTTTCAGAAGCGTCCCCCGGGAATATGTTTATTGAAATGGCATCTTATGTTGGTGATGTATCCTCATTTTATATTGATTCTCAAATTCAAGAGAATTTTTTACTATTAGCTAAGGAAAAAGAAAGTTTATATAATTTAGCTTACTCATTCGGTTACCGTCCTAAAGCATCATATGCTTCTAATACTATAGTCGACATATATCAACTCCTTCCCAGTATAATTAGTGGATCCAATTCATTTCCTGATTTATCT